GTGATGTTCGTTAAGAATCATCATCCAGTGAATCACGTCTTGCCGGCTTTCCATCGCCATTAATCGGGCCTCTCTCGAGTATTGAAGCGGTTTGAAATGGCGCGATTTAAATGCCAGCCAGCTTTTTCGATATCTTCCCAGCCGTTCTTCTTGTGCGCTCTAAGAATGTATTGAGCCGCCGTAAGGATATGAAACCCGTCATTGCCATCGTAGTGCGGCCCCATCTCTTCAATGATGTGAATCACCTCCGTCCCTGCTATGTGGTAATGGGGCGGGTTATTCACCATGTCTGCTTCATGACCAAGCTCTTGTTGGCATTTCTTGATTGACCGATCAGATCTGGCATTGTTTTTTTCTAATCGCTTCGCGATGCTCAGTTCAGCTATCTCTTCCATAACTCCCTCCAATTATTGGCTTGCCATTTTTTGTTTGCGTTGCCTGTTGTCTTCGTCTAGCTCCGACTGCATTTCCCTCAAATTCTCTGCAATGGCGCTTACCTCTTTGCGCCCATCAGGTTTCCGAGAATCAAGAATTTGATGATAGGTGTCCTCGTCGGGAATCCCGAAGTCTCTGTAGCTCTCTTCGCCGAAAGGATGACCAGGGGTCACTCGGTGAAGTCTTGCAAAAGTAATTTGGTAGGCGAGTGGGTATTGCTCTTCCAGCGTTGGTGACCAGAGCCATTCATCAACGTGGGGGTATCCTGTACTTTCTTTGTTTTCATTAGAAACCTGCATTGTTATTGCCTCTTATGACTAGGTAGCGCAACGTATTTCATTCGACCGGAACGCTGCCAAACCGGTTTAGGAGGCCAACCACAGCCCTCGAATTAAAATGGAATATCGTCGTCTTCAAGGTCTAGAGATGCTGGCTTGGGCGAAGTCTTAGGAGAGGCCGCTTTTGAAGCAGTCGTTGACGCCGCGGAGTCTCCCTTGTTATCCAGAAACTGGAACTCCTTAACCTTGACGTTGACGTAATAACCGCCCTCGTCGCGCTCACGTTTCTCAATCATCCCTTCGACGTACAGCGAGCTTCCTTTGCGCGCGTACTGGGCTATGACTTCTGCCGACTTATTCCAAAACTGCAAATCGTGCCATGTCGTTTTCTCTACCTCTTCACCAGACTTATCTTTGTAATTGACCGACGTAGCCAACCCCACGTTTACAACCTGATGAGACTGACCCACTGCTTTTATTTCGGGGTCAGCGCCCAAGCGCCCAATCAAAAGTACCTTGTTCATGTTTCCGCTCATTTCTGGCTCCTTTGCTCAACGACAATAGAGTCGCCGCTGTGATGTGTGTATTCATCTAAATCAATATGTGGCGCTTCATCAGCAATGGCGCGCCTCCAGTCGGGCGTGGATCTGCCAGCCTTGAAGCTAACTACCCAGCTTGCTCCATGCACGGCCCTGCCTCTGGCGTTGCTTTTTTGCCACTGCTTAGCCTTGTCTTTTGCTTCTGCTAGGGCCGCTTCTGAAGCCGCCTTTTGCTGGTGCGCTCGGCTCAGTTCATCTTCTATCGCCAGCCATTCTTGCGACCCTCCGGCATCTAGTGGCTCCTTCCACGAAGATTCCATTTCAATAAACTTGCTCCACGCTCTTATTAAGGCTTCTCTTCGGGCGGGACTCGACGTATACCAGCACATCGCCATGTTGCTTAACGTGCCGTCAGACACGCAAAACAGCGCTCTACTGGCGTCAGAAACCAATAGCTGATGCTCCAGTTGCCAGTAGTGATCGGGGTTGTCGACACGTCCGGCTTTGACTTGAGCGTAATACTCTGCGCCGGTCTTGCCCTTCATTAGCTTGTGTTCCCAGATCATTGTCTCGTCATTTATTCCGCGACAAATACCGTCGAAGGAGGCAGCAAGCCTGCTTGCAACCTCTGTGCCGTTACTAACCAACTCAACCCACGGTTTGTTGGGGCTGGCCATCCCGCAAAGTGGCTTTAAGAAAGACTCGCCGTTGCCCCAAGGGGTACTGAAGTTCTGCTCATCTAGATACTCATTAACCAGATAAGACTCAACGAGTGGGCGAGCCGCGGCTTCTGCGTCATGCCCCTCCTGAAACAGTTCCTTCAGTTGAGCGCCGGCCTCTTTCCTCTTTCCGGTAACCTTTTCTTGGAGTAGCGCTTGACGTCCAGCGCCACCTTTTACAGCCTTGGATGCGTCAGAGGCGGTGAGGTTTTTCTGTCTCCACTGGAGCCATTCCTCAACCTCTGCGTCGGATCCGTTGGGGTTTAGAGAGACGCTAATCACGCCGCCACCTCCTTCGGCTTAGCCGCTCTCAGGTCTGCGGTTTGCTTCGGGGTGAGTTGCTGCCCCTCTTGCTCAACTCTCGCCACAGCCTCTTCGTAAGTCCACTTTCCGGTGCTTACCTTTGTCTTCAACGCGTCAATAACTTTTGCGTTAGGGTGCTTGGCGGTGGCCTGCTCCGAAATCAAATTAGGCGGGTGCGGTTGATTTTCAGGTTCATCGCTAGGCTGATCTTCGGGTTCATCGCCAGACTCATCTTCTGGATCGTTGCCAGTTATGAATGCTTGCATAGCTGTCTGGCCGTCATCGTCCTCGTCCTGCTCGATGCCCAGCAAGGTAATCAGGCCATAACGTCTAGCGTAAGTCGTTGCTCCGGCTACTGTGAAGTTGTCCCTTTTCGGGCCGAGCGGCATGGGGGCACTATCTGTCCACATGATCTGCCCTGAAGAATGGATCAGAGTAGTCCTGACTCGAATGGTTTCGGATGTAGCGCGAACAGTTTGCGTAAACGTCAAATCAAATTCAGCGAGGATTGGATTAACTAAAGCCGTAACTGTTTCTAACTTAGCGTACTTGCTGTGGTGCGCCTGCGCTGAGCGCTCTGGGTTTTTCAGTTCCTTCCTAGCTCGCACGAAGGCGGCACAGATCAGATCATTCTTTTCGCTAAACATCGTATGCCTCCATGCTTTCGTACTCGTCAGTGGTAAGGACGGGGCGCTCGTTGTAGGCGTAGCTGAATCCCCAGCCCTTGGTGTAGTAGCGGAGGTCTAGCTGTTCAACGTCTTTGAAGTCTGAGCGATGGGGCTTATTAGCTTCGTAATCGAAGAACCCATCAAACCAGGACGTTAGTGCGGCCTTAGCGTCGTCAGCATTAGCGCAATCAGCAGCGCATCTACGAAGAACGTCGTCGGTAACTGAATGAAGCTGGGTGGGGTGTTGGGGGGTTGTTTCCAAAAGCGTTTCGGTAGCGGCGAGATGCCAGTTCCTTCGCGCTCGGGTTTGTTTCGTTTTCATTTTTGATCTCCTTGATGCCGGGCTATCAGGTGCCGGGCCATGAGCTCAAGTTAGACCAAAATGGAGCACAACGCAAATACAAAAAGTATTTGCTCGAATCAAAAAACCCTTTTAATGATGCGATATATCATTTATCTTAGGAGGTGAGGTAGGATTTGTTGCTGCTCGTAGCCATTCTATTGCAGATATATTCGGCATATAAGATACAAAAAGGATGCGTGAATGAGCCAACCCGAACCGACGCACGATGTTGAGCGCGAAGCAGTTCTTCTCAGATTAAAAGCATTGGAGCTGGAGGGGTCTCAGCTTTCCACCGAAGCCTTTGCGCTTATGTTTGCTGTTGTTGTCGCACTAAGGCAGCCACCATTGCCTTGACCGCGGCTTTGCCTTCGGTGTCTAACCCGTCGACCATACGCATTAACTCATCAGTTTTAGCATGATCCTGATCGAGCCAGCCAATCTCAAGCTCTAGCGCAGACTCAATAGTTCGAGCAAGCTTGTCGCCGACATTACGCCGACTGCTTTTTTCGTGAAAGATCCTGGCTATCTGCATTTGGGCGACCCCCACAAAAGAAGCCATCCTGCCGTTGTTACCTTGGAACCTAGTGTCCCGCAGATACCGTAAGTTTTCTCGTCTTATATCAGATGCTGTTCGCATAGCTCAATCATCCTGTTACATACACACATTGCTACTGCCGTTTAAATAGCTAGGTGCTAGGCGCTTTCCGGATTGATGCTGCTTAAGGTGCGAGGGTGTAAGCGGGGAGGCGGTCTAAATGGGTCGAATGTGAAGGTCAGCTTTAGGACTGCAATTGCGTAATGCATGAAGGGGGTG